TGAGTTTCAAAGAACTTGAACCAATTTACAATATTGATTATCTAAATGACAAACACCCAACAGGTTACTAAAAATGCCAACACCATACTTTAGATATGTTCCTAACTTTGAGTATGTCAATAGGCTCAGAGATAATAAGACTATATCTGCATATATTCAAACCAAAAACCTCTTCAGAAGAGGTGTTCTTCGTGAAGACATATTTACAGATTTATCATATTTTACAAAATACTCTATAGTTGGTGATGATAGACCAGATAACGTTGCATACAAATATTATGGTTCTCAATACTATGATTGGTTAGTTCTTCTTTGTAACAACGTAATTCACTTTCAAGATGAATGGCCACTATCTCAAAAGTCATTTGAAAACTACTTAGATACAAAATATGTCACACAACAAAATCTCTTCGCAACTCATCATTATGAGACTGTTGAAGTAAAAGACCAATCTGGGTTTGTTATAGTTCCAAAAGGTCTTGAGGTTGATAAAGATTTTAGTATTACCTATTACGATACTAAGTTAGGAAGTGAATTGACAAGGACTGGTATTACTCAAGAATTTACAAATTATGATTATGAAGTAAAAAGAGACGATGAAAAGAGAAACATTTTTCTTCTAAAAGAGGAATACGTCAATATTATTGAAAAAGACCTTAGAGGGTCAATGATTTACAAAAAAGGTAGTAGTCAATACGTCGATAAGAGACTGGTAAGAGGAGAGAACATTAGATTGTTCCAATAAAAAAAAGTAAAGGGCCCTATTTTTCCTGGGAAAAATTAAAGGCCCTTTTTTGGATTTAATTGCCGATTTTGGTACTACATATCAGCAAGTTTACTGAAGTAACTCATCGCATCATCCTCATCATCATTAGTTGAAGTCTGAGGTGTAGAATTAGACTGGATGATTTGTTGTTCCAGTTTCTTCAAAGCATCTTCTTCACTGACACGACTTTGTTCGGTAGAAGAATAACTATCATACTGAGTCTCTTCTGCTTCAACAGCCTTTGCTTTCTTGTTACCAAGAACATAATCAAGACGCTTCTTCAGTTCATCATAAGACTTGAATTTGTCAGCAGCAACTAGTTCTTGAAGTGAATACTCCTTATTCCAGATTGCTTCAAGTGCATCGTCATCGTCTAACAGGGCAGATGTTGCAGCAAACTCAGACTTATCATAGTTCCAATAACCAGCAACTTTTGCAAGTTTCAGTTTGAAGTTAGCACCTTGCCAGAAGTCAAAGGGATTGATAGGAGTCTCGTCCTCATACTCAGGTTGCATTGCATCCATGATCTTGTCAAAGATCTTCTTACCAAACTTATAAAGGAATACTCCACCCTCGTTTTGAGGATTGGCAGGATCTTTTACAACATAGATGTTTGCATAGTAAGACAGTTTACGCTTTTGCTTACGAACAGTATCTTTATCAGTCTCATTGCCAGTGTTCCACAGTTCACGGTTGAGTTCACCGATAGGATCCTGTTGACCAATAGTAGTCAGAGAATTTTCAATGTACCACCCACCAGGACCCTGGAAGGCATGAGAGAATGTTTTTACCCAAGGAAGATCTTCTCCATTGGGGGCAGGAAGGAAACGGATAACGGCATAACCATTACCAGACTTATCCATTACAGGCTTCCAGAGTCTTTCGTCTGCTCCTCCACCTGAACCCTTGTTATCCTTTTCGACTTGCTGGATAAGTTTCTGTGTCAGGTTCCCCAGAGAGGAGCTCTTTTTGAGATTTGAAAACGACATATTTGAATGTATTGTATGTATTTGGTCTGTTCCTGGATTTGGTTGGGGTAGCCAGGACACCCCGTAATTATAACCCTTTGGTCAGGGGTTGTCAAGGATTGCTTTTTTCATCTGACCAAGCACCTTGGTTATGTTTGAGAAGACGTAACTAATATCTACATCTTGTGAGAAACCTAAGGCAGTGGCATTCTTAAGTATTTCTTCTCTCATTTTCTTGGCCTCTGGGTCATCAGATAATTTCAAACGTGTGTAAAGTATCTGTTGTTTCTCTAAAAGATTACTTAGTTTTTCAACATGCTCAAGTTTATCTTGTCTAGTCATTGAAGGAAATTCAAAAACTTTTTTATAAACTTCATCTTGAAGTTTGGTAATACTTTCCATCTCCTTTTGAACTAACTCTGAATCAAAGAAACTACTCATTAGACTCCTATTACCTTCTTTAAAATACGTTTGTACGAGAATATATCAGTATGTATAAAGGGACTGTATTTGTCAATCCTCATCGATAAAAACTCCCATACAGGATCTTTCAGTTTCTTATCAAAGTTCTTTTTGAATCCCAGAATCCTATCTAGAATGATCAGTGTCTCTAGTGACACATTGTTTGCTAGGTGTTCTTTTACAATAAGAGGATGTCTAGTTCCATCAATGAAGAATACATCATCAAACTTTTTCATATCAAATAGATCACTGACTTCATTCTTGAAAACATAAGACATTGATTGATTCTTTCTCTTCCAGTCAGAGTAATTCTCTTCTCCTTCTTTCATAATCTGACCAATCCAGAGAGCCTGAGGGTCATCACAGGAGACAAAGTTTGCAACGAAGTATTCTACAACCTCACTATCATCCTTCTGTCTAGACAATTTCTCAAAGAAAAATCTGTCCTTTCGTTTGTAGAACGATTGAACAGATGCACGGGACTTACCACCATACTTGTGATAATCGTAAGTCTTTTTAGTAAAATGATTTTTTAATCCAAGATAGGATTTATAAACATCGAAGGGTTGCACTTTGGGTATCATATAGGGAGTTTAGCATGAGATGTTCTCTTTAAGAAGTTTAATTCAATAGCCTCACATTTAATCTTTTCCTTCAGAGGTTTTGAGATAAGTTTGGGAACAGACTCAACATCGATACTATTTTTTTCACAAAAGAAAACAATAGAATCAATGTAAGTCATGCCAGCATTATCGGAATGAATTTTTTCAATCTCCTCTGTAAACTTTCTAGGACAGTAGAACTTACTCTCCAGAAGTTTATTGATGTCATTTTCTTCAGGCATTAGTGTCATGCAATTGAAATTCAACAAACTCTCTAATATACTTTGTGAGTAGTTTGATATACTTGGCCTTATCATACTCTTCATAGACTTCACACTCTCCATTTTCACAGGTCATAATAATAACGAATTTTTTGACTGTCAAACCAGTCAGTTCATACAACATACAAGCATAGGCTGCACACTGTACAAAGTATCCCTCAATCCATTCTCTTTTCTTTGGTTTCTTGGATGTCTTGAAGTCGATGATAGCCAATTCGTTATTATACTCGGCTATACAATCTACGGTTCCTGCAATACCCAGAAACTCACTGTATAGGGGAGTTTCTAGTCCGTGTATGTTATCTATGTTCTTTAGATCACCCTTGGCAATCTTGAATAACATATCAGAAAGAGGTTGAACTGTAGGAAGATCCTCATTCTTAAGGTAATGTTCAATCAAAGTATGTGTATCAGTTCCACGACTGGTGGATTGTTTAGTTACTTTGTTTGCTTCTTCATTACCAACTCTCTTTCTCCAATTAACAAATATCTCACGGTTATAGTGACTGATGACCGATGTGATAGAAACTAACTTCTTACCGGAGGGTGTATCATAATACCTCACCCCATCGATTGTCTTTCGGGACAACCGTGGGACTTCTATTTCAACATGATTAAACATTACATACCTAGTTCAAGTTTTGCAACAATGTATTCCTTGACAAGACCACTTCTACAAATGTCTTCCGCTTGAAACTCAATTGTATCAAAGGATGGCATATTATTCAAGATTCTCATGAAGTCAATGATACCATTCTTTTCAGCAGTCTTCACCAAGTCAGTCTGAGTTGCATCTCCACAGAACATCAACTTAGAATCTTCACCAACACGGGTGATCATAGAGTCTAGTTCGTGGAAGTTTAGGTTCTGAAACTCATCCACTATAATGATTGCATTGTCCAACGTTGTTCCACGAATGAAACTAGTAGACCAGAATGAAATAGTTCCCTGTGATTTGAGGTTGGTATACAACATATCAAATGCATTATCATCAGGCATCTCAAACATGTATTTCACCATGTTCTTGTATGGAATCTGATATAAGGAAGACTTATCCTCATGGTCACCGGGAAGGAAACCAATCTCTCTAGTGGCTACAAGAGACCTGACGATGTATATTTTCTCATAGGGAGTCCTTGGATCTAAAACATCTAGAAGAGCATTGTAGAGGGTAATAAAGGTCTTACCAGTACCAGCACAACCATATGCAACCAAGTTTTGATTCTTCTTATACAGATCAAAAAATATTTCTT